GCGTGCGCTGCAGCTTTGAGGTGGAGCTGGCCGGCTCCGGCACCGCCGGCACGGCGCCCCGCTATGACGCGCTGCTGAAGTCCTGCGCGATGTCGGCCACGATCGTCGCCAGCACCTCGGTGACCTATGCGCCGGTGAGCAGCAGCTTCAGCTCCTGCACGATCGTCTACAACGTGGACGGTGTGCAGCACAAACTGACCGGCGCTCGCGGCACGGTCACGATGAACTGCCAGCTGGGTCAGATCCCCACGCTGCAGTTTGAGATGACGGGCATCTACAACGCCCCGACCGACACGGCCCAGCCTGCTGTGACCTACAGCAACCAGGCCACCCCGCTGATCTTCAAGGAAGGCAACACCTCCAGCTTCCAGTTCTTCAGCTACTCCGGCTGCCTGAGCATGGTGAGCTTCAACCTCGCCAATGAGATCGTCTACCGCGAGCTGATCGGCTGCACCAAGGAAGTGCTGATCACCGATCGCAGGCCTGCCGGTGAGGTGATGATCGAGGCGCCGACCATCGCGACGAAGGACTACTTCACCATCGCGCTGGGCTCCACCACCGGAAACCTGACCTTCCTGCACGGCACCACCGCCGGGAACCGGGTAACCTTCACCGCATCCCAAGCTGACGTGACTCAGCCGACCTATTCGGACCAGGACGGCATTCAAATGCTGACCCTGCCCTACGTGGCTCTGCCCACCACGGCCGGCAACAACGAGTTCAGCCTAGCCTTCACCTGATAGGAGCCCTGCATGGCATTCGTTCTGTCTCAGAGCGAGTCGTACACCTGGCCGGTCACCGTCGAGTTCCCCATCGACGGTGGCCGGTTCGACAAACAGACTTTCGACGCCGAGTTCAAGCGGCTGCCGCAGGCGCGGATCCGCGAGATCTGGGACCAGATTCAGTCGGGCGACCTGACCGACGATGAGCTCTGCGATCAGGTGCTGGTGGGCTGGAGCGGGATCCAGGACGGCAAGGGCGGCGAGGTGCCATTCAGCGAGAAGGCCAAGGCCGACCTGCTGAACGTGCCGCTGGTGGCCGCGGCCGTGGTCAGCAGCTGGCTGGATTCGCTCAGCAAGGGCAAACGAAAAAACTGACCGAGGCCGCCGAACACTGGGCGGCCGGCGGAAAAGACACCGGCAAGCAGCTGGATGATGACGCGGCCGCTTTCGGCGTGATCATCGAGGAGCCGGAGCGGGATGAGTTCGAGGTGTGGCCGGAGAACTGGGACGCGATCGACATGTGGTGCCGAGTGCAGACGCAATGGCGCACCAGTGCTGGCGGGGCCATCGGCCTCGATTACTCGGTGCTGGCCTGGCTCTTTAAGATGTACTCAGTGCAAGACCAGCGCGCGCTCCTGGAGGATCTGCAGGTGATGGAAGGCGCGGCGCTGGCAGCGATGAACCGGGAGGGCTGAGCCATGGCGATGACCCTCGACACGGCGATCAAGTTCACCGCAAAGCTGGAGGGCACGGGGCTCGACCAGCTGAAGCGCAACCTGCAAGGGCTGAGCCAGCAGAGCAACGTCAGCAAGCGATCGCTCGATCAGCTCTACACCGCGACCAAGGCGCTCGGCAGCGCCTCGAACAACACCGTTGCGGGTCTGCAGCGGACTGTCGGCGCGCTGAAGGCGCTGCGCGATAACGCTGAGTTCGGCAGCCGGAAGTTCAAGCTGCTGACCAATGACATCGAGGCCGCTGAGCGGCGCCTGCAGCGCTTCCAGAGCACTGCATCGTCATCGGGCGGCCTATCACGCGGCGGGGCCTTGCTGGCGGGCGCTGCAGGCGGCGTCGCGGGCGCTTTGGCGGTGCAGGGCGCTGATCTGGCCAGGCGCGGCGTGCAGGGCATCGGGCAGGTGGGTCTGGACGCAGAAAGCTCGCGGGTGCGCCTGCGCGCGCTCGCCAATGAGTTCGGCGAATACAACGCGGCGCTGGCAGCCACCGACCGCATTGCCAAGACGCTGCGGCTGAGCAACACCGAAGCGGAGCAGAGCTTCGCCAGCCTCTACGCCTCGCTGCGCCCCACTGGTATCACGCTGGCCGAGCTCGAGAAGGCCTTCATCGGTTTCTCTGCTGCGGCCCGCAACAGCGGCGCCACGGCGCAAGAAACCAGCAACGCGCTGATCCAGCTGAAGCAGGGTCTGGCGTCCGGCGTGCTGCAGGGTGAAGAGCTGCGCGCGATCCGCGAGCAGGCGCCGCTGGCAGCGCAGGCGATCGCGAAAGAGCTCGGCGTCACGATCGGCGAGCTGAAGGATCTGGCCGCTGAGGGCAAGGTCACCACCGACGTGGTGCTGCGCGCGCTGGGCAAGCTGAACGACACCCAGCTGGGCAAGCTCAACGAACAGTTCCAGACCGGCCAGCAGGCGATCAAGGATTTCCAAGTTGCCACGCAAGAGCTCGGCATCGAGCTGGCGCGGATCTTCGGGCCTACGGCGATCAGCCTGCTGCGCAACTTCACCGGGGCACTGAAGGAAGCCAGCGACGTGCTCGGCGGTATCACCGGCAACGGCGAAGCAGGCCGGCGTGCGCAGCTGCGGGTGCAGGCCAACCAACAGGCGGCGCGCGAGACCAACGACAAGTTCGGGGTGTTCTCCTTCTTCCAGCAGGGCTCGAAAAACCAGTTCCTACTGAAGCGCGAGCAGGAGATCTTCCAGGAGCTGCTGCAGCAGCAGACGCGGCCGGCGGATCAGGTCAGCGCCAGCCAGCGGGAGGCGCAGGAACGGGCGGCCCGCGAGCGCGCATCTGCCGCAGAGCGGTCAGCGATGGACAAGGCCAAGAAGAACCTGGCCGATCAGCTGAAGACCCGCGAGGACATGGAGAAGCGGCTGGCGGACTTCCGCGAGCAGTCGATCCAGCGCGCGGCTGACCTCGAACGGCAGCTGGGCGACCAGCGGCTGGACTTGGAGCGCAGCACGGCTGAAGCCCGGCGGCGGGTGCAGGAACAGCAGCAGGATTTCGCCCTGGAGGCCGAGCGGCAGCGGCTGCGCGGCGCTGGGCTTGGCACCGATGCGCTCGACACCCAGGCACGGCTCAACGAAGCCACGCGGCGCTTCACCGAGCAGAAGATCCAGATCGAGCAGAACGCCACCGATCGGAAGGTGCAGCTCGAGCGCACGCTGGAGGACTACAAGCTGAACGTGGCGCGCGGGATCCGGGACATCCTGGTGGACGGCGCCGAGAAGATGGCGGCCAAGATGCGCGAAGGTGCGCGCGGCGCTGCTGGTGCCATGGGCGTTCCGATGGCACCGGGCGGCATCATCGCCCGCACCGGCAGCACGGGGCAGAGCACCGGCCCGCACCTTGACGCGCGCTGGGCTGATGGCCGGCGGATCACGGCTGCTGATGCCGATCGCTACCTGAGCGTGAACGGCCGCAGCCCCTCGAGCTTTGGCGTCACCAGCGGCTACGGCCCGCGCAACCTGTTCGGCCGCAGCTTCCACCGCGGCATCGACTTCGGCACTCCCTCCGGCAGCGGCGTCAGCCTGAAGGGCGGCGCGAGCCTGCTGCGTGATCTGGGCTTCACCGGCGCCGGCGGCTACGCGGTGGAGATCGACACCCCCGAGGGCCGGATGCGGCTCCTGCACCTGCAGGGCGGCTCTGCGGCCCGTCCGGTGGGCAGCGCGCGGCAACTGATCGGCCGGCCCGGTGCGGCTGCTGCAGCGGCTACTGGCGTCAGCATGAGCGGCGTCGATGCGGCAGGCAGGCGGCTCGATGCAGCATCTGGCGCCAATCGCTCGGCCAGCCTGGCCGCGGCTGCCGGTGAGCTGGTCAACAGCCGCCAAGCCGAGCTCGGCACCATCACCAGCCAGCTGGATCAACAGCGCAAGTCGGTGCGTGAGCAGCGGGAAGATTTCGAGCGGATGCTGGAGTTGCAGCGCAGTGGGCTGAGCCCTGAGCTGGCCCGGCAGACCGTAGAGCGTGAGCGGGCCGCAACGGCCGAAACAGCCAGCCTGCAGGCGCTGCAGCAGCAGCTGGTGCTGGACCTGCAAAGCAAGGACATCACTGCGGAGCAGCGCGCGAATCTCGAGGCCATCCTGAAGGCCACGCAGGGCCGACTGGCTTCTCAGCCCGGCATCCTCGATGGCCTCAACACCGAGGAGCAGACGCTCGAGCGCCTCAAGCTGGCCTACGAGGAGAAGAAGCAGCTGGTTCAAGGCATCGCCAACTCGATCGGCAACGGCATCGGCAGCGCGATCGACCTGCTGATCGACGGCACCGACAACTGGGGCGACAGCCTGCGCAGCATTGCGGCTGGCGTGCTGAAGGACATCGCGCGCCAGATCGCGCAGACCATGGTGATCGCGCCGATCGTGAAGGGCATTACCAAGGCGTTCGGTTTTGCCAATGGCGGCATCATGACCAGCGACGGTCCGCTGCCCCTGCGCAAGTACGCCGGCGGCGGCATCGCCAACAGCCCGCAGCTGGCCATGTTCGGCGAGGGCTCGATGCCCGAGGCCTACGTGCCCCTGCCTGATGGCCGGCGGATCCCCGTGGCGATGAAGGGCGGCGGCGGTGGCACCAACGTGGTGGTGAACGTGGACGCTTCGGGCAGCCAGGTGCAGGGCGACGCAGGCCGCGGCGAGCAGCTGGGCCGTGCGATCTCGCAGGCGGTGCAGGCAGAATTGGTCAAGCAGAAGCGGCCTGGCGGCCTCCTGGCGGCGTAACCCATGGCGACCTTCACCTATACACCCTCGTTCGAGGCCACCGAGAGCAGCCAGCCTCGGGTGCGCAAGTTCCAGGCCGGCGACGGCTACGAGCAGCGCATCCGCTTCGGCCTGAACACCAACCCGAAAGAGTGGGATCTGACGTTCAGCGAGCGCACCGACTCTGAGCGCGATCTGATCACCGCGTTCCTGGACGCCCGCGGCGGCGTGGAATCTTTCGACTGGACGCCACCCCGTGGCAGCGCCGGGAAGTACGTGTGCGAGAGCTGGCAGGTGACCTTGCGCTCCTGCAACTTCAACACGATCCGCGCCAAGTTCCGCCAGGTGTTTGAGCCGTAGCGATGGCAGTTCCCGTCTCAGATCTTCAGGCGATTGCGCCCAGCGCCGTCATCGAGCTGTTCGTGCTGGAGCTGAACACGCTGCAGCACGGCGTGAACGACACCTACCGCTTCCACGCCGGCGTCAACCTCAACGCCAACGGCGAAGTGGTCTGGGCTGGCAACAACTATCTGCGGTTTCCGGTTGAGGCTGATGGCTTCACCTATGAGGGCAAGGGCACGCTGCCGCGGCCGAAGATCCGCTGCAGCAACGTGTTGGGCACCATCACAGCGCTGCTGCTGAGCCTGCCTGACGGCCTCTCGGGCGCCAAGGTGACACGCATCCGCACGCTGGCCCGCTACCTCGACGCGGTGAACTTCCCCGGCAGCGTGAACCCCTACGGCACGCCGGACCCGACGGCCGAGTTCCCGCGTGAGATCTACTACGTGGACCGCAAGTCCACCGAGACGCGCGACGTGGTGGAGTTCGAGCTGGCGGCCTCCTTCGATCTCGCCG